CGCCGACTTTTCCGCCGGCTATGGCGCCAGGTGCTGCTCCTGCTCCCGCACCGGCGCCTCCTCCTACGAGGGTGCCGAATAGGGCGCCTAGGCCGCCGCCGATAAGAACGCCGATGCCTTTATCTCCTACATACTTTAGAATGTTTTTTATGGCCTTCTCCTCGATAGAGTCCAGCTCGCCGCTCTGCAGGAACTCGTCCATTTTTCGATAAAACTTTTCGAGGAGCCCAGTTTTCGCACCGACATCACGCAGAAACTCTCCGACCGTATACTCCTGTAAACAATCAGAGCCTTCACACGCCTCTTCAAGCTGCTCATCGCGATAAGATCGCCAGTTTTCCATAATGAGCTTCATCTCGCTCATGGATTAATACCTATTTCTGAGTGGGTAGTAATAGTAGCCGGGGCGCATGGATCCCTTCTCCGCGTACTGCGGAACTTCGCCGTATTCAGTAGAATCGCGATCAGAGGGGCGTGTATACATATCCTCAAGTTCCTTTTCATATTGATCGGCGGCGGCCTCGTGCTGTTCTTCGTATTCTATAAATTCTGAAATGACATATACAGCTGCCTGGAGAGAATTTACTTGCTCATTTTCAAAAATGACCCCCTCCAAAGAACGAAACATGTTGCCCCCCTGTATAGAGGCGCGATCGATAATGCCTTTGTCGGCCAAAAGTTCAAAAAGCCTGTTTTGATAATCATATACATCTTCCGTTGCCACTGTTTTTGGAAAAGTTACCACCTTCATGCTCTCGGGAACCACAGCAATATCGATTTTCCTATGATCCATAATAAGCAAAGAACCGTCCAGGCCTTTGCGCGCATTAAGTTCTACAGTTGCGTGGGGGCCTCCAATCTTAATTTTAATCATTTGTCCCCAGCTCCCGAACAAGTTCCTGTGTCTTTAAGATTTTATTAAGATCCCCGTCTGAAAATTCACGACGGCGGAATTCCTCAAGATACTCAATGACTTCATTTGTTTTTTGCGAAATAAGGGGTTCGAATTCGGCTTCTGCCGCTTCGCTAAGTAGGCCCTTCAGCCTGAACAATTCTTCATTGAGGTAGAGTCGTAATTCAAACCCCTCATCTGCAAAACTTGTAATAAAACGATTTAATAAATCTTTCTGTTCTTGAAGTAAGTTACCGTATTTTTCATTATATTTTTTAATAAATGAATTATAAGTCAGATTATCCAGTGATTTCAAATTATTAGATTCCGAAAGATGCTGTTTCTCACTCATTTTGTCAATGATAGACTGTTCAAATAAAACTTTCTTCTTAATGGCGCTCCTAGGATTGAAGATGGCGGCGACGGAAGCCAAAGATTTAAAGTTTGGAACAAAATTACCCCAAATATCTTTTCCCAAGCCTTTGTTGATAGCACCGATAATGCGCGACTGAGCATCAAAAATTGTATTTTCGTCTAAACGAGAATGAGCAGCCTTTGTTTCCTGAAGTAGCCTTTCGGCAACTTTTGGTTGAGTGTTTTTTGTTTCAAGCAAAACATTATACAAGTTGAGCTCTTGTGCAAGGATTTGACCCTTCGTAAAAAATTCTTTTAAGATTGCAACCACTTTATTTTTTTTCTCAATATCATTTTCTATAATAGACTTTGTAAATTCTTTTGCAAGAATCTCATAAATAAAGGCTGTATTGCGTTTCTTGTTATGTTTCATCGTTATCGGCCTCTTTGTTCTCTAATTGTTCCACAAGTCTGCGAACTTTCATAGTATTTTCAATCATTCGTGTTTCACTTTTGTTATAAATAGATTCATTTTGTTCTTCTAGACCTATCAACGACTTGAAGTCTGTTTTTCCCAATCCTAAATCTGTTGTCTTAACAACACCAACGGAGGCCCCGGTGCGAGATCGCACGGGACTGCTATATGTGACAGTTTCGGGAGTGGCCATACTACGAAGATGGCGACGCGTTGGTCCAGAACCCCTGCGGCCGTCTGCAGCGACTGTCTTATAAGTCCTGCCTTTCTTGTAGTGATGCACCTCGTCGTCCTCATGCAAGTCGTCGCGACGGCCCGGTGCCGTAAGAAGCGCCGATTCTTCCCCTGCGGGCGGCTCTCCTCCCAAGTCTCCACCCAGGTCGCCACCCAGGTCGCCACCTAGGTCTCCCTCAAGATCTCCTCCTAAGTCGCCTCCCAAGTCTCCACCCAGGTCGCCCCCAAGCTCTTCCGCGGCGCCCTCTTCGACAACAGCTTCAAGTGCCTGCTGATACTTTCGATCATAAAAAGATTCGCGCTGGTTGCGCAGGAACTCGTCATCAGCAAGGCCCAGAATGTTCTGTGCAATCCAGTGCTTGCTGTACGTACCCTCTGGAACAGCATTGGCGGTATCAAACTTAGTACGAAGATATTCCAGCTGCTGAAGCTCTGCAAGACGGGAAGGATTATTAAGAGACAGATTAAAACTGATTAAATCGTCACCGCGAAATCCCAAAGTATAAAGATGGACTACTGCGATCTTTTCAAGCTCAGATACCACAGAGCGCTGTAGTCGCTGAATCGTCCGCGCAAATCGAATATCCTTTTGTGCGAGAGTTGTTTTATCTTCTGTGTCTCCCTCAAGGTTTGTAAGATACGACTGAGGGATTTTAATGGCAGAAAACAGCTTATCCCTCATATATTTAACATCTTCAATATCATCTAAAGATTTTGCGCCCGGAAGTGAAGTAATATCAGATCCTATTCCACCGCGCATTGGAATAAAGTAGTCTTCCTCTAGAGAGAGGGGATTATAGCGCAAATCAACGCGGCCAGTGCTCGCATCTACCAACGAGTTTCTCTTCATTTCAGACTTAACTTTCTCCATGTATTGGGCGACATCCTGAGGGGGGATATTTCCCACATCAATTTTAAATACTCGTCGTTCAGGGGCGCGGACGACACGATAGGCGATCATTGCATCCTCCAGCAAAACCAACTGCCTCCAAATACGGCGAGCAGGATCAAATACGGAGGTACCATACGGAGCGTGGCGATCATTACCAAGAATACGAAAATGGGCCACTTGCCAATTTTCAAAAGTGAGACCTCCGCCGTTCCACTGATATTGAACATAATTGGGATTGGTGGGATCTTGTCCCTCAAGCCGCTCTACCTCTGAATTGGGAAGACCCACAATAGATGTCACTCCCATCTTTTCATCAACATCTAAATAAAGAAAAAAATCTCCATACTTACACATCGATCGGGCCCAACCAAAAGCATTAAATTCAATATTGAGAACATCATAAAATAATGAATTAAGGATGGTTTTAATTTCTAAATTCATACAATCAATATTCAAGAGTTTATCAAACTCATCAGAGGTAGTCATCTCATCAGCATAAATGTCTAAGGCTGATGCGAGTTCCGGCATGTATTCCATCTGTTCAAAATCAACATACCGTTCGGCGCGGTTTTGATTGCGAAAAGCCGCCGAAGTAAGCATGTTGTAATTCTGCGACATATTGTTGTCGGCGCGTTTGAACTCTTGTCCGCTCATCGATCGGAAACGATAGCGATATTTATCTAAATTGTTGCGGCGATCCTGGCGCGCGAGCTGCGTCCTATAATTTACGATAGGCCCAGATAAAATGCGGGTTAACCTCTTAAATAAAGGGGACGCTGGATTTCTTGGATTCTTTTCGTTTTTGGCCATTTTTCTATCCCTTTATCAAGCCAATATATTGCTCATTAAAACTTATTGCTTCGGCTGATCTTTGATTTTCTTTTGTCACTTTGTGGTCTCTCATTCCAGGTATCGTCGTTGAAATCTGCGTTTTAGAAGTAGTGATAGAAGACAGAAATTGTTTACTATATTCTACATTCTTTTGATTTTCTATAATTACTGTATCTCTCACCCAGCATCCTATGGCAAACGACATCACCAAGTCATCGTTATAACTTCTCATCGCTTGTGGTCTTCCTGCCTGCCAAATAAATGTTTTCATTTCAGAAAGCAAACGATTTGAGTTAATTTTAATTAGTTTGTTTCTCATAAACTCTTCCATCTTAGCAACGATAAGCGGTCTCGTTTTTGAAGACGTTGTAAACCCAGGAATGACGTTTGATTGCCATTGGGCTGTAACTGGATCAACGTAGTGGTGATCTCCTTTAGCTGAATGATACAAATTATGATACCCTTTATCGAGCAGCTTTTTAAGTACTGCATACCCTATGTTATTGTTTTCTATAACCAACATTGGATTTCCGTATTCACCCGCAACACTATATAAAATATCCGCAAAATCATCTGGGGTGGGCTTCCCAACATACTCTCCCACCACTTCCATTGTCTCTAGTTCAAATATGTGAAAAGCACTATTGTCTTTACCGTCTCCTCTTGCAACATCGGCAACAATCATGTGAGTCTTGTCGGCATTATATTTTTTCCATATCCAATAATTTCTATCAAACCCAGTTCGATATTCGGGCGCTGTGGTTCTTTCTAGATACCATTGTATATCGTCGGGATGAATTACGGTCTCGCCAGAAACATTAAAGTTACATTCGAGCTCTTGAGCAATCTGGCGTTTAGACATATTCTTGGTTTCTTTGTCAAACCATTTTTTGTCTCTGTCGGGATGGACACTCCACAACAAAGTGGTCATATGAAACGCGTTTGTTCCTGCCTCAGCTTCAACACAGTTTTGGTGAAACCAGTTTCCTACTCCATTTGGGGTAGAAAGTGCGATGCAACGACCTCCCGTCGACAAGGTAGGATAAAGAGCCGTCCATAATTCAGACAGCTTCTCAACATGTGCGGCCTCATCAACAACGAGCAACGAGAGTGCTTCGGAGCGGCCGGCGTCTGAGGAAGTTGACGACCCTTTAATCTGGGATCCATTTGAAAGTTCAAATGAAGTTCTATTATCAACAACAATTTCTGATATTCTCATCCAACCTGGAAGGTGTTTAATAATCGCTTTAACTT